TAAATGCATTGTAAAGATTACGAATCATTGTAATCTGAACTTCTGCTGGTTCATTTGGATAAGCCTCAGCAAAAGCATCAGCAAACTTTGTATCCATTACTTGATTGGCTAAATTTCTTACGCTTTCAACTGTCTTAATAGAATCATCACCCCAAAGGATGCGACCAGGAGAACGGCTTAAACCAGTTCCAATTTGATAAGCAATCTTCCGTGCGCTTTTTACATTGCTTTGTAGTGCAAAAATATCTTCAATGTTTGGATTAAGTAAAACTTCGGAGTCATTAGATACTGTTTTTAATGTATCCATAATAGACTTTAAACCTTCGTCATTTTGACGGATTGCATCATCAGTTGCTTTTGCACCAATAGTAGGATTAAACAAATCATAAGCAGTTCTGTGAACTGCAGATGTCATATTTCTATAAAAACGAGCAACGGGAATACCATCACGACGGAATGAAACACCGTCGACTGGACCGCTAAGCATTGTGTCAAAATCATCTACTTGTGTAAAAAATCGCTTTGCACCAACAGCGTTATAGTCATTAGTTTTTTTCATTTCTGTTGAAATTAATTTTACTAATTCTCTATTACGATACTGTGGATAATCTTGTTTAATTTGATTCCATACTTGAGATTTAACAGTTGGGCTTTCAGCCTCTGTATACCGCTTCATTAGTGGACCAAGGCCACGCTCTGGCTCATCCCAAAAATTAATAACTTCTGGTTGGCGAAATGCCCAGTCCATTCCAGCAGAAGCAGTGCCAGCCTTCTCAGAAATAAACTGATACTGGTCTGCCATTCTTTGTCCGCGAGACTTTAGACCAACAAATTGTAATGCTTCTTTTGCGCCAACTTGAATACCATCTACGCCTTTGGTAACTGCTTTAACCGCAGGACTTACGCCAACATAAGTTAATGGGTCAATAGCAACTTGGTAAATAGCATCAACTGGTCCCGAAACAAGTTTCTTGGCTTTTGTTACGCCCTCTTTGGTTGATACATCAAAACCAAGTTTTTTACTAAACTTAACAGCCCAATGATTTTTATTAACAGTAGTATTTGTTGAAGGAAATTTATTTGCAAAGTCACGGCCTGGTGAAACTTGAGTTTCTGATTTAAGTGTACTTAAAAGATTTTGAAACTTAGTAGGTTCATCTCCCATAAATTGAATAGCAGCATACATATCAGCATCAACTGGACCATACTCATCAATTGACTCACCAATTGTGCGGCCTTCTGCATTACCTCTTGCTAAAGTAATTAATGCTTTTCCGTATTGTTTTTCAAATTTAGCAACTTTGTCCCAACGCCAAGAGTTTAATCCATTATAAGAATCTGAAAGAAGTTTTTTTGTAAATGGCTTACCTTGTTCCATTTGAACACGAGCAATGTTTGCTGTATTTAAAACCTGTCCGTATTCTTCTGCAGCCTTAAAGGCTGCAATGAATGGACTAAAAACAGCAGTAGCACTTCCCATTGCTGCTTTGCCAACAGTTTGCACAGCCTTGCCCAAGAAACCTTGTTCTGGAAGAAATTGCTCTTTGTCAGAATAAATATAACGAATGTTGTTTTGCACAATTGGGTCAAGTTTTAAAAACTCTTCACGTGCTTTTTTATCGCTTAGTTTAAGTAAGTCTTTACCCTTTTTATGGCTTTGAGACAACTGCTCAACCATAACTCTTGACTTACTGTCAAGGGTTGATTTAATAGCAGCAGAATAAAAATTAGGACTTAACTGTGCCACAGATGGGTCTAATGGTACCTCTGGCATTAAGCACCACTATCTTCTAGCATGCGATAAATTAATTCACTGTCACCAGTTGGGTCTTGCTGTGCAATCTTTCTAATAACAGAAAGAACTGTTTGCTCAGTGCTAGGAAGATTTAAAATACTAGAATCAGGACCAGGGCCAAAATCTGCACCAGCAGTAATTGGCTCATCCTTAAACTTTGTTTCAGCGGTTAATGGAGTAATATCTAAACGACTAGTTCCAACTTGCTCAGTACCTTGCATAGGTGCAGCCATCTGTGTTGCCATGGTTGATTCGCCTTGTCCGTATGGCAAACCAGAAATGTATCGTGCAGGTTGTGTAGCACGGCCTGATTGCCCGTTGCCACCAGTTGCAGAAACATTTGCTGGGTTATTTTGAGGGGCTGTTGGGCGATACCCACCACGATTATCCATTGGTGCAGTTGTCACTCTTCATCCTCCTCTTGCTCAATAGGTTCGTGCTTAGTACCAAGTACTTCGCTGTTGTACTCTTGTGCCATCTTCATCATGCCGTATGCGTTCCACGGTGTCATGGCATCGCTAACTTCTGTGTGTAAATATCGGGTCCCTTCGTAATCCGCCCACTCGGTTATAATTAACCAGTTAGTGCAGATAAACTCAGTCCCCTTTTCATCTTCTTCTATAAGAATTTTTAATGCTTCTTCTATTTTATTTCTAAACTCTTTGCTCATTTTGTGTTCTGTATCTTTACTACAACTGGCTCACCAGTATGTATATCCCAGCGAGATGCAATTTTAATTGCCATTCTAATATCTAGTTCCGCCATCTTTGGCGTAGTTTGTTTTCTAGCGGTAGCAAAAGCCTCAATGGCGCCGAGAGCAATATCAGCACCAGAGCCAGAACAATAAATACCGCGCACATCGCGGTCCCAAGAATAATCTTCAAAGACAGGGTAAATAACTCCACGAACGACAATAAGAAATTGCGAATCATGTGCTGCTGCATCCCCATCCTCTTTCATGTCATAACCAGAATCAATAAATAATTTACGCATTGCTGGTATAAACGTCTGTGTCATAAATACATCTAAGTCATCAGTAACACGTGGCTTAGGTGCTTTCCACCCAAACTGCAAAATGTTAGAACCACGACTAGCACCAGAACCTGCAATCAAGATTCCGTTGTTTTCAATAATCTTATGTGTTGCTAACTCCATAAATCGACCATCATCACCAGATGAACGGGAATCACAGCCAACGGCTGCCCAACCATTTCCTTGAATTGCTACAAGCGTTGTCATTGTCCCCTCCTTAGGTTAGCGTCGCGTAACTGTCCTTGCTGATGCTGAGGCTTCTCCGCCTGATGTTAAACTTGCTAAAAGACTTTGTAATGGTGCTGGACCTTGTGGTGCTTGAGGAGCGCCTCCTGCTGGCGCGGCGGGAACAGGGGACGGTTGCTCAACCTGTGCACCAGCAGGAGGTAATTCTGGGGCAAAGACTTCTTCAACCGCATCCTCTACTGGTATGCCACGTTGACGAGCCTTAATAACTCCAGCAATTTTCTTTACCACGCCCGATGGGTCCCCACCTTGTACAGCCATTTGTGGAATTGCTTGTGTATATGCCTGTAAAGAACTAACCAGTGCTTTACGCATATTTTCAATTTCAATCTTTTCTTGCTCTTGTGTTACGTTAATACCAAAGGGTAGTTCACGCATTGCTAGGTCTGTAGAAATTAATCCACCGCCTAATGCTTGTAACATAAAAATAAGTCCCTGTGCTGGGTTAAGCCCAGCAAGCATGCCGTATCGAACATCGGCGGTAAAGTCACGCTTAATGTCTTTGCCTGGCTTGTATGTAAGGCTGTAAGGAGAACCTGCATCTACACCACGGATTGTCTTTTCAACATCAAAAAACTTCTCATCTACTTCAAAACATACAGAGATAACATCTCGTAATGCAGAAGCAAAGATAGCCTGAGCAGATTTAACCTGTGTATCAAAGCCACCCATAAGTGCTTGAACACCTTGACCAGTAATAATGGAAGCATCAATGTTTCCAGTACGTCCCTCTGGGTAACGTGTTCCTGTTCGTAGTTCCTGCTGTAACAAAGCCTGCTCAGTAAATGCACCAGGTGGAATGTTAAGGTCTACGCGTCTTACACCTGCTGGGTTTGCTGTGCGAATAATTGCATCGCCACCCAGTTCAAGTTCTGTTACATCTGTTGGTAGAACAATTGGAGCCTGTACTGACTTCTCCGCTGCTTCCATCGCAAGTAATGCGAACCTGTTACGAAGCAACTGAATACCTAATACATCATCAAACTGTCCACGCATCTCACCATCAACTGATGGACGCTTAGCAACAACAACCATCATTTTACCAAGCGGATTAGCCGCCTTAGATAAAACTAAATTGTTTCTATCTGGAACAAACAACAGAGATTGTTGTGCATCGTAATAACGAATTATCTCTAGTTGAGCGTTAAGGTCTCCCTTGTACATTTCTGGACCAAGGAGTTCTCTTGCATACTCAGGGAACTCTGAAGCGAGTTCTCCGACGCTTAAGTAATAACGCTTAGCAAAGGCAATACAGCGTCCGTAGCGGTCAAATTCTGGGTAAGCCCCTACTGGATTTTCTACGCGGATACGCGGCAGCCCTGCTTCTTCGTCTAATTCAATAATGAAAGGGACGAAACCAAATGTGATGTACATGTCTGCGCCTGTGTACATCTGTACTTGCAAATCTGAGTTAGCAAAATAATTATTAGCAATACGGGTACGCGTGTCTGCAAACTTGCGAGCACGGTCGTTTGCTTGGTTAGCAGCAGAACAGTTAACAGATGGCAATGGTGCCATTACCTCTGATAGGTCACGAGCAACAATGTCAATAAAGTTTGCTACTACGTTAGCGTCAACACCCTGCGGAAAAAAATCTGGATAGACACTTGCTATCTGTCCTTTACGGACAGCAAGAACATCTTGCTGGCGTGCATCACGCTCTGCAGCACGGTCTTTAAGAGATGCAACCCGTGCAGAAATTTGTTCTATAGAAAGCATTATTGTCCTAACGGTTGATTAAAAATTACTTTGCTTTTAGATTGCGCTGTGAATTAATTTTAACTACTGACTTTGCTTCTTTTTTAACCGCAGCAGACTTGCGCAAAGCACGTGCTCCTTGACCGCGTTCATTTTTTGGTAGCGGATTAGTTGTAGCGATTCGTTCTTGATTGCTAAAATACTTTCCAAGTGACTTATCAAATGAATAATCTTGCGCACGTTCTGCACGTTGTGCTCTAGTTGGTTTAACACCACGGCTAGATAAATCAGTTTTAGGTGCAGTCTTACGAGGAAGCACTTTAACGGCAGACTTAGGTTCAGTAAGTGGCTTTTTCTTAGCAGCCTCTTTAACTACCTTTTTAGTTGCTGCCTTTTTAACGGCATTAGATGCAACTTTTTTTGCAACAGCACGGGCGGCTGCTCCTACTGCTAATCCTACTAGTGGTGCTACCATAGTTATTCCTTATCCGTATTGTTGTTGCCACATTTCAGATGCGGCATCATCTAGATTGATTGATGTACGTTTATGTTGTTGCGCTCTAGTAGCCCAACGATTGTTGGCGTACCTAGCAATATTGCTATTTTGCTGCATGAACTCACGGGCACGGATAACCGCAAACCACAAAGCCATAACAGTATCTGTCTTACCTCTGGTGTCAGGCTTCCAAGTAATTAACTGTTGGACTAACGCCTTCATACCTTCTGAGTTTTCAGTACTAGGTAATTCTATAATGTTATTCTTTTGGAACTTACCTTCGCGACTTGTGCCAAAGAGTGTTGACATTGATGCCACACCGAAGTTTGTGTCCCATTTGTTCTTGCCTGTAAAGTGAGAATTAAGCCGTACGCCGTGTGAAGAGAGCCATGTTCGTAGTTCTTCATCAAGGGAGTAGGCTTTTTGGTGGGCGTTGATTTCAACGCGGAACTCTTGCGGTCTGTACCGAAGCGTAAAATCTTCAATGGCTTGCCTAATCTTTTGTGGCGTAGGGTCTGGCATGTTTAAACAATCCAGAACATAAATTTTTCCATCGGTCCTGTTATAGGTGATAGCCACAAATGCAGCATTACCCGCCATAGCGGGGTCAAAGCCCACAATGGTGTAGCCCTCAACTTGGTTCGGATGTCCCGTTGCACCTGGCTTTAATGGACCACGCTTACGCATACCATTGATAGAACCTTGCACCAGTTCAGGTGGAAAAATAGAGTCTTCAGTTACATCTTCTTGTTGATAAACAAGCGCCCATGTTGCTGGGGTTACTTCACTTCTACGCTTGAAAAGTGTTTCGCCATCCCACTTAGGGTATAACCCTTCTTCATCAGGTGGGGTATCTTCATCCCCGTCCCAGGGTGTATCACTTGCAGGCCAGAGGGTTTCCCAATCTGCTGGCTTATCTCCATACTCAAGAACTGCTGGCATACCCATGTATGTAAAAGGTGACTTGCCACCAGACCAATGCTTAGGGTCGCGGAGTTCTTTATAAAAATCAGATGGCGCAATACGGGTGCCTACCACCAGTAACTTGCCATTCTTGCCCAGACGGGTAATAACTTCCTTTTGCAGCCAGTTAATCTGCTTCTCATGCTCGTGAGCGTTAGAGGTAGTTATACAGTCATCTAGGATAATCAAATCAGCACGTGCGCCGTAAATCTGACCACCCATACCCAGTGCCTGAATCGTTGGGTCTTTTTCACTTGAGTTTCTCGCATCACTCCCAAGGTAGACCGTGTCAACTCGCCAAGTATCTGAGTCTTCTTTCCAGCCCCCTTCTGGTCCAAAAGTTGTTTGTAACTTTAGCCAGCGC